CAAGGATCCGGACCGGATCAAAGGCTATCTCTGATCGAAGCAGACACGGCCGCGCGATGCGCGCGAGCCGGTGACGCCCCGGGAGGGCGAGCATGGACGAGAACGACGACAACTTTCATCGAGAGATCCCGGACGAGGGGGCGGACAAGTTCGTGCCGCCGGATCGTCCTGACCAGATCGCCGCGGAGCCGGAGGACCGCGCGACCGAGGTCGACGTGTTCGAGGGCGAGCAGCGGCCGCCGCTCGAGAACATCGTGCAGCCGAACGGCGAGGAGCCGAAAGGCGAGCGCGACGACGATGACGAGGAGGACGACGGCCGGCGACGCAAGCGCCGCCGCTCCGACGATGACGACGAGGAGGAGGACTACAGCAAGCGCGTCCGTCGTCGCATCAATCGTGAGATCTCGCTTCGCCGGCGCGTCGAGACACGGCTCGAGCGTGAGATCGCGGCCCGGCAGCGCGCCGAGGAGCGCCTCGCTCGGCTCGAGAAACTGCAGCAGGAGATCGAGAACAACAGCTCGGTGAAAGACATCGAGCAGAAGATCAAGGAAGTCACCGAACAGCTCGCGCAGGCGAAGGAAGCAGGCGAGACGCAGAAGGAGCTGGAACTCACCATCAAGCTCACCGATCTGCAGGCGGAGCTGAAACTCCTTCGCTTCAACCTTGAGCGCAACGCGCGCGAGCAGATCGCCCGTGACACGAGTGGCGACGAGGATGCCGACGACACGCGCTCCTACGGGCGCGAGCGTTCGAGCGAGTGGATCCGCGCGAACAGGCGCTGGTGGAACACCACGCGGTGGGCCGCCGCAAAGCGCGATGCGATCGCGCACGACAAGACCATCCTCGAGGAGATCAAGGACGGAACGCTGGATTTCGAGCCGTACTCCGACGAGCACTTCGAGGAGCTCTCCCGCCGGCTCAAGGCGGACTATCCCGAGCTCGATCTGCGGACCATCGACGGCGACCCGTTCGAGCTCGATGACGATGAGGGTGATGACGTGTCAGACCGAGACAACCGGCGCACGGCCGGTGAGTACCACGATCGGGACCGCGGATCGCGGCAGGCGAACGGCAACGGCTCGCGCCGCGCTCCGATGGGCGGCCTGGGCGGCCGCGACGGCCGACGCGAGCGCTCGGAGGTCGAGCTCGCGATGGCGGGCAAGGTGCGCCTCACCGAGGACGACTTCCGGCAGATGCGCATCTTCGGGCTCGACCCGAACAACCCCGAGCACAAGAAGCGGTTTGCGAAGGAACGCATGCGCACGATCCTCGCCGAGGCCCGCAACGCAGGAGTTCGCCGATGAGCCAGGTGACCGTATCTCAGATCTCTGCCGAGGAGCGCGATGCAGAGTTGGTCGTCGCGCGCTCGCTCAAGCGCGTCGAAGAGAAGAAGGCGCGCGCCGATCAAGCCAAGAAGCGCAAGCGCACACCCGCGCACAAGCGCATGCACCATGTGGACAACGACGTTCACATGCAGAACGAATCTGCCCGTCAGGTCGATCAGCGGGACGAGATCGACCGCGAGAACGAGCTGCCGACGTCATGGAAGCGCCCGTCTGCACTTGGCGCACCCGAGCCACGGCCCGGGTATGTGCAGCGGTGGGTCCGCTTCCGCATGGGCAATCAGGAGGACGTCGACAATCTCGAGAAGATGATGGAACAGGGCTGGCGCCCGCGTAAGCGCACCGCCGCGAAACGTGGGCATGAACTGACGGCCGGCTCTGACGCCAAGTACGGGCAGTACTACGTCAAGAGAGGTCTCATCCTCATGGAGATGCCGGAGACGCTCGCCGACCAGCGAGACAAGTTCTACCGGAATCGCCTCAAGAGGATGACCGAGAGCATCGACCGGAACCTGTTCAAGGAGAACAACCGCGTGATGCCGCTGCTCCAGCCGTTCCGCAAGACGGTGACGACGACGACGGCGCGGCGCGGGCGTCTCGACGATCACGTTCCGGGCGATGACGAGGCCGAGGAGTAACTCCACGGCTGATCCACCAGCTTCAACCTTCGGAGATCACCTATGGCAAACAAGGATCATCCGGCAGGGTTTCGGGCGGTGAAGCACCTCTCGGGCGGAGTCATCAGGCTCTCGCGGTATCACATCGCGAGCGCCTACGCCTCCAACATTTTCCGGGGGGATGCGGTCATCCCGACATCCACCGGCAAGGGCATCAACAGACCTGGCAGTGCCAGCGCGCGCCTCATCGGCGTGTTCGACGGCTGTGTGTTCGAGAACCAGCAGGGCGAAGTGCAGTACAGCCGCTACTGGCCGGCGAACACCGTGCTCAAAACGGGCACCGTCGCCGATGCGTTCGTCTACGACGACCCGAACATCCTGTTCGAAGTACAGGCAGCGGGCTCCGTCGCGGCGGGCGACATCGGTGCGCTCGCGGATCCGACCTACGCGACCGCGGGCAACCCGATGACGGGCGTTTCGGGCGACGAGCTCGACCACACGACGATCGGCACCGGCGGCTCGGTGCTCAAGATCATCGACTGGGCTCGCCGGCCCGACAACGAGCTCGGCACCAACGTGAAGCTCCTCGTTGCCATCTCGCTGCACTACCTGCGCGGCGCGATGACGACGATCTGAGCGGCCCCTGGGACTGACAAGGAAAACGGAGAACAGCGCCATGATGAATCGCGCACAGTTCAAGAAACAGCTCCAGGAGGGCCTGAACACGATCTTCGGCATGGAGTACGACCGCCATCCGGACGAGTGGCGGGAGATCTTCCAGGTCGAAACGTCTCAGAAGGCCTACGAGGAGGACGTGCTGATGTACGGCCTCGGCGCCGCTCAGGTGAAGGCCGAAGGCGAGGCCGTTGCCTACGACGAGGGCGGCGAGTCGTACGTCGCGCGCTACCACCACGAGACGATCGCGCTCGCATTCGCCATCACGGAGGAAGCCGAGGAGGACGGCCTTTATGGCTCCATCGGCGCCAAGATGGCGCGAGCGCTCGCGCGTAGCCTCAAGTTCACCAAGGAAGTGAAGGGCGCGGCGATCCTCAACAATGCCTTCAACGCGAGCTACCCGGGCGGCGATGGAGTGTCGCTCCTCAGCACGTCGCATCCGCTCGCCGGCGGCGGCGTACTGGCGAACAAGCTCGCCACGCCTGCGGACCTGTCGGAGCCTGCGCTCGAGGAGCTCCTGATCCTCATCAGCGAGTGGACCGACGATCGTGGCATCCCGATACGCGCGCAGGTCGTCAAGCTCATCGTGCCCACGGAGCTTCAGTTCGTCGCCACGCGACTGCTGATGACTCCGTATCAGCCGGATTCCGAGTCGAACAACATCAACGCGATCTACAAGCTCGGCTCGGTCCGCGACGGCTTCGCCGTCAATCACTACCTCACCGACCCCGATGCGTGGTTCGCCAAGACGGACGTGCCGGACGGCCTCAAGCATTTCGTGCGCAAGGCTGTCTCGGGCGGCGTCGAGGGCGACTTCGAGACGGGAAACATGAGGTACAAGAAGCGCGAGCGGTACTCGTTCGGCTGGACCGACTGGCGCGGCCTCGCCGGCTCGGAGGGCTCGGGCACGTAAGACAACGGCGCGAGTGAAGCGCGCCAATGTGGGCTCGGGCGGGGGCGGCAACGCCCTCGCCCGGGCAGGACAGAACAATGTGACGCGGCGAATGCCGTGACCTGATCGAGAGGGTTGTCACATGGAGACGGATCGTCACAACTTTTCGCAGGCGAAGCGCCTTTTCCACGGCCGGGCCTACTACGCGCCGGCGCACGACTCGAAGCGCGGCGTGGAGATGACGCCACTCTACCTGTTCTCCTGTGTGCCGGAGGCGCCTGACGCGGACGGTATCTGCGAGACGCAGGATGTTGGCGACGGTGGCGCTGGTGGGGCGGCAATCATCAATGGCGCGCTCGCCTCGAATGGCGTGGCCGAGTTCGACGTCCCGCGCAACGTCGTAGCCGCCTGGACCGGCACTGCCGTCATCACCATCGAGGGCGAGGACGAGTACGGCGCACGGGTCGTCGAGCAGTCTGCGTCCGGCACGAGCCACACCGGGCAAAAGGCGTTCAAGAGGGTCACGAGGATCACCACCTCGGCGGCCGTCACGGGCTTCACCGCAGGCACCGGCAGCGCGATCGGATTCCCCTATCGCGTCGACGCGGGTGGCTTCTTCATGGCCTCGCTCGATGGCAAAGCGGACGCCGGTACGTTCGCGCCGGCGGTGACTGCAGCGCCGAGCGCCACCACGGGCGATGTGCGTGGCACGTACACGCCGGACGGCACACTCAATGGCAGCGCGCGCCTTGCAGCGCTGTTCAAGATCGCCGATCCGACAACCAAGGAAGGCGCGTACGGCGTGGACCAGTACGGCGGCTGAGTCCGCACTGACGGCGCGCTTCAGTCAGGAACCCTTTGCTCCGCGAGCGGCGCGCGCGCCCGCCGCGAGAGGAGCGAGGAGAGCTCATGCGAGTCAAGTCACTGACCCTGCAGGCTGGCGGCGCCGCGGATGACGATGCATTCGCGGCCGCGCAGAACCCGGTCGCGCAGACGCCGCTCACACTCACGGCGGACGCCGCCGCCATCAGCCCGCCGCGAGAAGTCACTCTGACCTCGGCAGGCGATCTGTCGGCGATCACCTTCACCATCGAGGGCGTCGATCGCTACGGGCAGAAAATCAGCGAGCAGATTGCCGGGCCGAACAACGAGACGGTCCGCTCGAGCAAGGTCTACTCGCAAATCACGGCGATCACACCGAGCGCCTCGAATGGCTCGGCGCAGGTCGAAGTGGGCTACCCGGCGCGCGTGTGCTCGCCCTGGATCATCGCGGGAGGCACGCGCGGCGACGAGGAGCTGCCTACGGCGATGGTGCAGGCAATAGCTGTGCCCGGGCAGGCCTTCGCGGCCGCTGTCGTCGAGCGGACGATGGAGAACTTCATGCGGATCCCGGGCGAGGGTGCAACGCCCGCAGAAAGCCCTGCGCAGCTCAACAGCGATGGGGCGGTCGTGACGGTACAGGGCACGGCGCTTCGCGTCGTCGTGACCGGCGAAACAGGAGCCATCAAGGTCGCGATCGCACGTCCCGGCTACTGAGGTGCCGTCATGGCTACCACGGGCACGTACACGTTCGATCCGCGGGTCGCCGAGCTCCTCGAGGAGGCGGCCGAGCGCGCAGGCCTCGATCCGGCAACACTTGGCGCACGGCACATCAAGAGCGCGCTGCGCTCGATGAAGGCGATGTTCGCCTCCGAGTGGATGACGATCGGCGTCACGCAGTGGAACGTGCAGCAGGAGACGGTGACGCTCTCGGAAGGGCAGACGAGCTTTCTTCTGCCCACCGGCGGCATCGACATCCTCGGCATGGTGCTGCGCAGGGAAGGACACGACATCGAAATGGTCGCGATCTCGCGGCAGGACTATCTCGCGATCGTCGACAAGACCACGCGCGGCAGACCGGATCGGTACTTCCTCGACAAGCAGGGCGATCTCAACGGCAGGCGCGTCTACATCTGGCAGGCGGCCTCGAACAATACCGACCAGATCATCGTCGACTATCTGCGGCAGGCGCAGGACATCGGAGGCCTGTCGAACACGCTGCAGATGCCGCCGCACGCCTTCGATGCTGCGGCCGAGGGCCTTGCGATGCGTCTCGCGCAGAAGTTCGCTCCCGAGCGCTACGAGATGCTGCGCGTCTCCTACGGCGGCCCGCGGTATCCGGAGAAAATTGGGGGCAAGCTCGAGCTCCTGCGCCAGGCCGACCGCGACCGCAGCGATCTCGAGGTGCGCGTCCAGTACTACCCGCGGACCGGGCGCTACTGACGGGAGGGCACAGTGCTCACCGGGCAGCGATACGCGCAGGGCGAGAGAGCATGGGGCGAGTGCGGCCGCTGCGGCGGACGCTTCCTCCTGCGGTATCTCATCTTCGACGGGCACATGCCCAACATGCGCGTGTGCGTCTCCTGCTGGGAGCCGAAGCACCCGCAGGAGAACCCGGTGCGCGTCGTCGACGCGGTGGCGCTCTGGAGGCCTTCGCCCGAGCAGCTCCCATCGCCCAGGGTGCCCGTGCTCACCGGCGCCGCGCTCTCGAGCGGCAACGAGCTGCAGTGGACGCCATCGGAGGGCAGCGTTGCGCAGGTGCGCTCGTATCACCTGTACCGGCGCCTTACCGAGGCCGGCGACGGCACGCCGGGCGAATGGGAGGAGATCTTCACGCTGCCCGTCGTGCGCGACATCTTCGGCGACGTACTGACCACGCCCGAGGCGCTCACGTACACCGACACGGACGCCGCGCTGAACGTGAGCTACGACTATCAGGTGGCCGCGCATCCCGTGCAGGGACCGGATGCGCTCTCGAACGTCGTGACGCTCCTTCGTCCCGATGAGGCGGTCGCTCCGGTGCTTTCGGCCGAGCTCGAGGAGGATGACGGCAACACCTACATCCGCCTCAACTGGACGGAAGCCACTGGCGGCACGGTGGAGGCCTACGACATCTACCGCGCCGTCAACGGCGGCGAGTTCGAGCTGTGGGCCGAAGGGATCGACCCGTGGAACCTCACGTCGCTCGATGACACGGTGGAGCCCGGCAACACGTACAGCTACTACGTCGCCACACGCGGCAGCCGCACGTGGCCGAACTCCAACATCGTCGAGATGCAGATCGAGGCCGGCGACCTCGTGCCGACCGGGATCCTGTACTACCAGCACTTCGTCTCGCAGGTCGATACCACGCAGGTCGCGCGCCTCAACATCACGATTCCAGAGGACGCGAAGTGGAGTGACCTGCTCGTCGTAGCAGCGGTACGCACGATTCCGGTCTCGGATCCCGGCGCGCATGGCATCGCCGCGATTGCCTTCGATTCGGACACGCTCGGCTACATGGACAGGATCGAACTACCAGACGCCGAGTGGAACGACGGCAACGGTGTGCGCACCTTCAAGGGCCAGATGGCGATCGGCGTATTCCCCTACGAGGGCCTGCTCGAGTGGTACGCCGGTCAGACGGTGCAGATCTCGGTCACGGGCCTTCAGGACCGCACCGAGGAGTACTCCGGCTTCATCGTCGTCATCTTTCGCAACGTCGACTTCAAGGACTTCCAGAGTCACAGCGATGTTGCGGATTTCAACTCGTTTGCTGTGGAGACGTTCGAGGCGGGCTCAGTGCCTTCGAGCGGTCTCGAGCTCGCGGCAGATCCGGCTGAACACTCTCAGACGCGCGCGATCTTCACGGCCGCTGTGCGCACGCTATTTACGGGTGCCGAGGGGCAGGCTTTCGAGCACATCACCCCGGAGGGCGTGACGATCTTCGACGAGATCGTTGTCGGGCCGTATGCGCTGCGTGTCGGCTACCGCGAGACGACGCGCCATCCGCCTGCAACCGAAATGGCCGAGTGGCGGTTCAGCGGGTTCGATGCCGTTGGCGGAGCCACCACGGGCGTTGCGGCCGTCACGCATCTGTCGCTCACGCCACTGCCGCCGGGAGAGCGGGTCGCGCCTGAGATCCAGATCCTCGAGGCCGAGGGCAATGCGCTGCGCATCGGGTGGAGTGCGGCGAACTTCCTGAATCAGGATGTGTTGCATTACGAGATCCTTCGCATCGACTCGCAGATGTACGAAGGAGCGCCGTCGTTCTCGCAGCCTCCATCGGTCGATCAGCTCTGGTTCGTCACCATCGTGTCGGCGGACACGCTCGAGTATCTCGATCAGGAGGCCAATGACTTCTTCAACCGGCAGTACGCCTACGCGATCCGTGCGGTAGGGGCGGAAACGTTCGCTTTCCTCGAATCCGACGTCGCGCTCAGTTCGTCACCGACGTGAAGGAGATCTGACCGATGCCAGCAGTCGCCTGGACCTACAGCTCTCTGCACTCTGCCCTGCAGGCCTGGCCGCAGTCGCAGAACGAGGAGTACGTCGCCGCGCTGCCGACGATCATCGGACTTGGCGAGCGGCGGCTCGTGCGCGATCTCAATCTCGAGATCTTCGACCGCGAGGACGTGCAGGAGTCGACCACGCCGGGCTCGCGCCTCGTGGCGAAGCCCACGAACTGCGTGGCGCTTCGCTCGGTCGGGCTCATCGTAGACGGGGCCTATCAAGCGCTCGAGCTGCGCTCCTACGACTGGTGCCGCATGTACGCGCCAGATGCTGCAGAGCTCGGGGTGCCGGTCTACTACGCGGAGCTGCGCGAGGACGAGATCTACCTCGTGCCGACGCCGGATGACGCCTATCCCGTCGCGGTGCGCATGGTGGCGCTGCCCGATGACGTGCTCTCGCCTGACGCGCCCGATGACACGAGCTGGCTCGCGTCGCGCGTGCCCGATGCGCTCTTTGCGGCGTGCCTGATGGAGGCCGAACACTTCCTCAAGGCCGACGACCGCTACGGCGATTTCGCGTCGAAGTACCACAAGGAAATCCTGCCCGTCGCGCGCGCGGAGCTGCGCGGAATGATCCGCGGCGGCGATTACTCGCCGTTCAAGCCTGCAGCGGTGGCGGCGACCTCATGACACAGATCCGAGGGTAGACAATGGCAGACTCCTTCAGCGAACTCCTGCGGCTGAGACTTCAGGAGACGGGCGCGAACACGAATACGTGGGGCGCGATCCTCAATTCCGCCGCGCTGCAGCTCCTCGAGGACGCGATCGCGCGCACGGCGCAGGTGACGGTGGCCAATCAGGACGTGACGCTCACCGCGCAGAACGGCGCCCAGGATCAGGCGCGCTGTGCGGCGATCCTGCTCACGGGCGCCCCGGGCGCGACGCGCAACATCATCGTGCCGGCGAAATCGAAGATCTATCTCGTCATCAATCAGACCGGACAGCCGCAGACCGTGAAAACGGCCTCCGGTACGGGCGTCACGGTGCCTCACGGCGCGCGGCAGCTTCTGTACGTCGACGGCACCAACGTGACGGCGATTCAGGCCGACGTGCTCGGCTCGGTCGCCTTGGCGCAGGACGCCGAGAAGCTCGGCGGGGTAGAGGCGGCGAAGTACGCGCGGAAGGACGCCTTCAACGTTCACACGGCGGGTTTCGCCACGACGTTCGTCGAGCTCACGGACGGCCCGACGATCACGCTCGATGCCTCGAAGTCCAACAAGTTCCGCGTGACGCTCGGCGGCAACCGTCAGCTTCAGATCCTGAATCCCACGGACGGGCAGACGATCGAGCTGTGGATCAAGCAGGATGCGGGCGGCGGCCGCACGCTCGCGTGGCCTGCCAACGTGCGCTTCGACTCACCGAATGCGAGCTCGCTCACCGCTGCCGCCGGTGCGATCGACGTGTACGAGCTCTCCTACAACGGGACCGAACAGGTCTGGGTCGCGGACGCGCGCAAGAACGTGCAGGCCTCCGGCGGCACCACGTCCTACGACCTCACGATCGCGATGAACACCTTTGACGTGAACCTGCACAGACTCCTCGGCTCGCCGAGCGAGATCGTCACGGTGAACGTCACGGTGCAGACCGGCGTCGTCGTGCAGGCCTCCGATACGAGCACGCCGGCGATCGACACGAGCGGCTTCGCCTCCGGCTCGATCATCAACCTGGTTAACAACGGCTACATCCTCGGCAAGGGTGGCGACGGTGGACGCGGCTGCTTCTTCATCGGTGGCAATGAGGCGCACACCTTCGGCGCGCAGGCGGGCCGTGCGGGTGGGCCTGCGATCAAGGGTCCGGGCGCAGGCCGCACGCTCAACATCACGAATAACGGCTTCATCTGGGGCGGCGGTGGTGGTGGTGGCGGCGGCGGTGTCACGGCCTCGATCGGATCCGGAGGCGGAGGAGGCGGTGGCGCCGGTGGCGGCAAGGGCGGCCTCGGGATGCAGGACAACAGCGGCTCGGACGGTACGCACGGGCCGAACGGCGCGGCCGGAGCGGGTGGCATCGGTCGCGGCGATCCGTTCCGCGGAGGCACCGGAAACAACGGCGGTGCGGGCGGCGATTGGGGCCAGCCCGGAAGTGCAGGCGCCAACGGCACGCAGCGCCAGGGCGGCGCAGGCGGTGCGGCCGGAAAGGCTGTCGATCCGAACAGCGGCACCGTGAACTTCCTCGCCGGCGGCTCGCCGCCGAACGTGAAGGGAGCGATCGTCTGATGGCAGGTCCGCGCAAACAGCGCCCGCTGCCGCTCGAACTCGCGCCGGGTCTCTTCATGGAGGAGACGCCGCGCGGGGCGGAAGGCCGCTGGCACGACGGACTCAACGTGCGCTGGAAAGACGGTCTGCCCGAGAAGATGGGCGGCTTCACCCGCTACAACGTGGTGGACGATGCGAGCGGGCTCGAGCTGCTCTACAAGGGCCGTGCGCGGTCGACGCACACGTGGGACTCGCTCGACGGGCAGAACTGGATCGCCTTCGGCACCCACAAGAAGCTCTACCTCGTCAACAACGGGCGGATCTACGACATCACGCCTATCCGGCGCACCGCGACCATCATCGACGGCTTCGCGACGCAGGTCGGATCTCCGGTCGTCACGGTGACGGATCCAGGGCATGACGCGGCCGAGGGCGACTGCGTGCGTTTCTCCGGCGCATCGGCGGTCGGCGGCATCACGCTCTCGGGCGAGTACGAAATCGAGACCGTGCTCGATCTCGACAGGTACACCGTGCGCGCAGCGAGCAACGCGGCCGCGACGGCGACCGGCGGCGGCGTCGTGGTGGCCGAGTACGACATCCGCGCGGGCCTCGAATCGGACGGGATCCTGCGCGGCTACGGCACCGGAGACTACGGCGAGGAGGCCTACGGCACCGCGCGCGAGAGCTCCACGTACGGCGCCTATGGGCGCGTGTGGTCGCTCGATAACTGGGGCGAGGATCTCCTCGCCTCGCCGAACGGCGACACGCTCTACGTGTGGGACCGCACACTCGGACCTGGCTCGCGCGCGAAGCGCGTGGAAGGCGCACCCGCCAACATCGAGTTCATGATGGTCGGTCCCGATGACCGGCACGTGATCGCCTTCGGCGCGAACACCGTGAGCACCGGCGAGCAGGATCGCATGTTCATTCGCTGGTGCGCGGGCGACAACTACGAGGAATGGATCCCTTCGGACGTCAACGATGCGGGATCGAAGCGTCTCGACGTGGGTTCGCGCCTCATCACGGCGATCAAGACTCGGCGGGGCATCCTCATCTGGTCCGACAAGGGCGTCTACTGGCTCTCGGTGGTCGGAGGCCTCACGGTCTACACCATCGACTTCGTGGGCTACTGCCAGAAGATCGCCTCGCGCATGGCGGCGGCTGAGCGAAACGGCGTCGTCTACTTCATGACCGAGCACGACTTCTACGTCTACGACGGCGCGCTCACCAAGCTCCCGTGCGAGATCGCCCGCTACGTCTTCGGATCGCGGACAGCTCCGGCGATGAACCGCGCGATGCTCGGAAAGGCTCACGCCTGCTACCTCGAGGAGTTCGACGAGATCTGGTGGGACTTCCCGGGCTACGGCTCCGAGGAAAACTCCCGCGTCGCGATCTACAACGTCGCACACCGCTGCTGGTACGTCTCGGACATGGCGCGCGAGTGCCGCTCGGGGAAGAACGCCGCGGTGGGCTATCCGATCGGGTGGAGGAACGGGCGACTGTACCTCCACGAGAACGGCGTCGACGTGCTCGATGAGGAGGACAATCCGGCCGCGATGACGGCCTACCTCGAGAGCTTCGAGGGCGAGATCGACCCGAATGGCGAGTACGAGATGCTCGTCAACGCGCAGATCCCGGACTTCAAGGCGCTGAGCGGCTCGGTGCAGATCCGGCTCTTTGCGCGTGAGTACCCTGGTGCGCCGCGCCGGCAGACCGAGCTCGCCGCCGTCTCGAGCACTACCGAGCGCACGCATCTGCGGATCCGCGGCCGGCAGATCGGGCTGCGCGTGGAGTCGACGGCGCTCGGCGATGACTGGCGCATGGGCACGTGGCGGCTCATTGCCGGGCCGATAGGAGCACGCTGATGGCTATCCGGCAGCTCGGCACGCTCGATATTCGCTTCGATGACGCGAAGCTCCGTCAGCTCATGGAGCACATCAATCGCGTCACGCGAGAGCTGCAGGCGATTCAGGAAATGCTGAGCGCAGGGCAGCAAGGACAGGTGCTCGTGAAGCTCTCCGGACGGGACTTCCACGCCGCGTGGCGCGACGCAGGCGGCGGAGGCGGCGGAGGAGGCGAGGCGAACACGGGCGCGAACGTCGGATCCGGTGCCGGTGTTTTCCGCGACAAGAGCGGCGTGCAGCTCAACTTCCGCTCGCTCGTCGGCGGATCCGGAATCTCCGTCGCCGTCTCGGGCGATGAGATCACGATCAGTGCTACTCAGTCGGCCGATGAGCTCGAGCCGATGCTGATTGCAGGAGCGTACTGATGGCGCGCGTTGCGGCAGTGCTCGGACATGGCGAACTGGCGACCGCAGTCGCGGCGATCGTCGGGCCTGTGCCGCCGAACGAGATCTGGTACGTCACGCGGCTCGACTTCGTGAACACGGCATCCGAGGATGTGATGGTGGAGGTGTACATCAACACGGCAGGCGTGCCGCGCAAGTGGGATCAGGGTATGCTCAAGGCGAGCGGTGGACGCGGTGAGTCGATCACGGACGGCAAGGCGGTGATTCTCGGCACCGGCAACATGATCATCGCGCGCGCCTCAGCAGCGAGCGCCGTGCAGTTCTACGCGGCAGGAATCAAGGACACCTAATGCGCACGTACACGAGCTCAGGAGAACTGCGCACCACAGGCGGATCCGGCGGTGCGCTCGAGGATCCGGGCGAGATCCTCGCCGCAGGCACACTCTCGGCGCTGAGCGCGGATCCGGACGGCGTGGCGGTCGATCAGCCGCTCAGGGTCGACGAGGATTCGGACGGCATCGCGCAGGCGCAGGCGCCGACCCAGGACGTGAGCCTGGTGCTCGAGGCCGTGGCGAGCGAGCTCGTACCGCCGCGGCCGCTTACCCTGACGTCGACTGGGGATCTCTCGGCCGTGACGTTCACGATCGAAGGCGTCGACTTCACCGGCTCTCCGATCAGCGAGCAGCTCGCTGGCCCGAACAACGAGACGGTCCAGACGAGCAACGTCTACAGATCTGTCACGTCGATTACGCCCGATGCGACGAGCGTCGAACTGGTGAGTGCCGGCTGGCCAGACTCCGATACGCCCTATCCGCTTGCGCTCGCCGCCACGACCTTCTCGCCGGCGCGCAGGCTCACCTTCACCTCGTCGGACGATCTCTCGGCCGTCACGTTCACCGTGTACGGTCTCGATGAGAACGGTCAGCCGGTGCAGATCCTCGTGCCCGGTCCGAACGCCGGAACCGTCACGACATCGCAGTACTTCTCCGTCGTGAACGCGATCGTCCCGGACGGGCTGGAGGATGGAACGCTCTCGGTCGGATGGGCGGCGCAGACTGCGGAACTCTATACGGCACCGATGGGTGCGGTGCTCTCGCACATCTTCCTTCGCAACACGGACGCCGCGGAGCAGACCGTCGAG